AGCGTTTATTACGTGATGCCAGTGGAGTGAGTTAAGCTCCACCGGAGTGCCCGGTATATACCGGCCAGCCGCTTGTTCTAGTAAACCCTTAACGGGCGTACTTCGTCCAAGCGTGTTTGGAGTGCCTACGTCGTGTTATCACTAACGCGGCACCAAGACTACACTCAGTGAGTGATAGCCCGCTTGATATAATCAAGCCGTTCGACATGAAGTTAGTGTCACGGCGGTAAGCCGTTTCAATGACTCCAGGTAGAACGCGATTCTGAGGTCCGACGTAAGGGTTCCCGAAGGGAGTGTATACTCTACACCCAATCCTTCGTGTTCTCTTAATCGACCACAGATGTCTAACTATGGTTATCCTCGGCCTCATGTTCTCGACCTTCAGGCTGTCCAGGAACTTGGAAACTCCAAGTACCCAGTCAACCACGAAGGTCCAGGGAATGGCGTTCCAGATGATCGCGGGATTAAGGTTAATCCCTAGAGCATCCAGATACCCAAGTAATTGGGCATTCGCCTTCTGTAGCTCGCTCAGTGTATACTGATACTCGAGCTCAACATGAAACACGGTAGGTTCGTACACCACCTTACGTTCAACTCTAGTTATAAAGAGGTTCCAGTTAGACACTGGAGCAACTAAATAACCATTGTTTGAAACGTCAGGCGGTGGATCTACGAATTCTACAAAACGCACCGTCGAATGACGGCGCTGTAGCCTACCTTCCTCACGGATCAAAACGTCTATACGTTTTGAGGTGAGTGACAGTGCCTTATGGATTGAGGCAATGTCGGATACCAACGGTGCTAGGTTAAACATGTATTCCAAGTATAACCCAGCCAACCCTCGTGCGGCCTGCTTAAAAGAAAGGTTCCGTACCTTTCTACGTACATCCAGCCTCTTTAGGAGGCGTCCGACTTTGTCGGACTGGATATATGAGCAGATCGCCTTAGCCTTCCCTTTGAAGTCTTTTAACTCGTAAATAGAGTTAGGAAGACTCAACTCTGCCTTGATTAGTGGAAGTATCCGCTTCACAGCGGCTACCAACATTTCATCATGC